CATTTGAAATGATGTGGGTGGATATGAGCAAGGTGGCCCGTGTTATTGTGAACGAATCAGAAGGCAAGCGTCCTGAACAGTATGTGATCCGTGACATCAATCCCAACTTTCAAAACATGACTGTGGCAGCCAAAACCACCACAGACTACATGACCAACCCTGTTACAGGCAGCATAAGTGGCAACGCCAACTACACCATGCCCAATGGCGGCACTGGAGGCGGTGTGGGCAACTCAAGATTTATGACTGCCATGAACGAAGTTTGCTTGGATGCCAAGCACGTGGTACATATTAGCCTGAACGAAGGCCTGGATGTTTTTTGGCCTTTTGGGCGTAGCATATTAGAGCAGATTTACAAAGTGTTCAAGCAAAAAGAACTGCTGGAAGACGCTGTGTTGATCTATCGTGTGAGCCGTGCTCCTGAACGACGAATCTTCAAAATTGACGTGGGCAACATGCCCAGCCACTTGGCCATGGCGTTTGTGGAACGAGTGAAAAACGAAATGCACCAGCGCAGAATCCCTACACAAACTGGTGGTGGAAACAGTATGATGGATGCATCATACAACCCACTCAGCATCAACGAAGACTACTTCTTTCCCCAGGGGCAAGACGGACGTGGTAGCTCAGTAGAAACACTGGCTGGCGGGCAGAACCTGGGCGAAATTGACGATTTAAAGTACTTCAACAACAAAATGGCTCGTGGTTTACGTGTACCGTCAAGCTATTTGCCCACTGGACCAGACGACTCAGACCGTGCCATGAGCGACGGCAAAGTGGGCACAGCATTGATTCAAGAGTATAGATTCAATCAGTATTGTGAACGTTTGCAAGCATTGATTGTGCAAAAACTCGACGACGAATTCAAGATGTTTATGAAATGGCGTGGGTTTAACATAGACTCTAGCCTGTTTAATTTGAAGTTTAATGCACCTCAAAACTTTGCCAGTTACCGTCAGAGTGAACTGGATACCACACGTATTGGCGCATTTACACAGTTAGAACAACTGCCTTACATGAGCAAACGTTTTTTGTTGCAACGCTTCTTGGGACTGACTGAAGAAGAAATTGCAGAAAACGAAGAAATGTGGCGCGAAGAACGTGACGAGCCTGAGCTGGAAACCAATGCAGGACAAGACATGCGTAGCATTGGCATTACACCTGCTGGACTGGAAGCAGATATTGACACAGGTGAAGCCGTAGCTGGTATGGAACCTGGTGGTGCTGGTGCACCTCCATCACCTGGTGCAGCACCTGGTGCTGCTCCTCCTGCTCCTGGCGGTCCTGCCGCTGCCCCAGGTGCAGTATAAATACACTCATGCTGTTAAACGAATTTTTTCACAAAAGTCCTGATGCCTATCAGGATGTATCGCAAGACAATAGTCAGGTGCAACTCAGCGACTTGCGTAAAACTCGTCTCACACTTCGCCAGCTCAACAAGCTGAGAAAAATGAATGATGTGAGAACTTATGAGTTCAAGGAAAAACTCAAACTGGTGCGCAAGCAATATGCACCACCACCTGCACCCCCGGTGTAATAAATTTTACATTTATACGCCTTTTTCACCTCTTAAACCACGTGTTTTTCTCCTAGTGTGTAAATAACAGCACACTTTACCTATAGGAGTTTCCCATATGAACCGTTTTGAACAATTGATTGAATATGTAATCAATGACGAAGAGGCGAAAGCCCGCGAACTTTTCCACGACATCGTTGTGGAAAAAAGCCGTCAAATCTATGAAAATATCATGGCTGAAGAAGCCGTAGAAGAAGCCGAAGACATTGAAGAAGGCGACATGGGTGGTGACCCCCAAAGCGACCTAATTGACAACGTGGAAATGGAAGAAGAATCTGACATGAACATGGAAGCTGAAGGCGACGACGAAGCTGACGTAGAATTTGATGACGGTGCTGAAGAAGCCGGTGCTGACTTGACACACGACCTGGAAGCTGGTCACGATGGCGAAGAAGCAGCTACCAAAGACGATATTATGAATTTAGAAGACAAACTGGACCAGTTGATGGCCGAGTTTGAAGACCTCATGGGCGGTGATGACATGGGCGATGGCGACGGTTTTGGTCCTGACGAAGGCGGCGACGCTATTGAAATGGACGACACCGACGAAATGGAACCAGGCATGATGGAAGCTGTGAATTTAAAAGCAGCCCCAAAGCCAGTTACCAGTGAAGAAGGCGGCGTAAACAAGAAGTCTACCTATGCAGCCAACAGCGGACAAGCAGGCATGGCCAGCCGTCCAGTACACACTGGTGCCAGCGAAGGTGGACATCATGACACATCTGCTTACAGTATGAACACAAAGGAATTGATTGGTAAAGTTGGTAACACACCAGCCCAAGGCACTCAAGATCCTAAGCCTGCTACCAAGCCACACTTGAGCCAAGCAACAGGCGTAAACACAAAGAGCCCACTTCCCACAGGACGTAAGGGTTAATTAGATGCGATCTACGTACCTAAGAGAAGAATTAACTTTTAGTCAGGCCAACATCCGAGTCTTAGAAGAGTCTGATGTTTCTGGCAAAAAGCATCTCTATCTTGAAGGCATTTGCATTGAAGGCGACCGGCGCAATGCAAATGACCGTATCTATCCGCTGTACGAAATTCGCAAGGCAGTTGAAACCATCAACGATCAGATACTGAAAGGTAACTCCGTTCTAGGTGAAGTGGACCATCCAGATGATTTAAAAATCAATCTGGATCGAGTTTGCCACACAGTGGAAAAAATGTGGATGGATCAACATGCTGGTTGCGGCAAATTAAAAATCTTGCCAACTCCCATGGGAGAATTGATTAAAACGCTGATCACATCAGGTGTAAAACTTGGCGTCAGCAGTCGTGGCAGCGGTAACGTAGACGACAGAACAGGACATGTAAGTGACTTTGAAATAGTCACTATAGATGTGGTTGCACAACCCAGCGCACCCAATGCTTATCCAAAAGCAATTTATGAAGGCCTTATGAATATGAAGCACGGTCATAAACTGATGGAGATGGCACGGGAATCTGGCGAGAGTGACAAAGTACAGAGATACCTAAAGAATGAAGTTAAAAGACTCATTCAGGATCTCAAAATCTAAGGAGAACCAGGCATGTTTGATGCAATTAAACCCTTGCTTGATAGTGGCCTAATTAACGAAGACGTTAGTCAAGAACTCAACGAAGCTTGGGAATCTAAACTAAACGAAGCCCGTGAACAGGTACGTGGAGAACTCAGAGAAGAGTTTGCACAACGCTACGAGCATGACAAGACAGTAATGGTAGAAGCCCTAGACAAGATGGTAACAGAAGGTTTGGCCGCAGAAATTGCGCAAGTGGCTGCTGAGAAGCAAGCACTTGCGGAAGATCGCGTTAGTTTCCAACACAAGATGAAAGAATCAGCACAGAAGTTTAACGGCTTCATGGTTTCTAAACTTGCAGAAGAAATTGGCGAATTGCGCAAAGACCGCAAAATGCACACCGAAGGAGTTGCAAAACTCGAAAACTTCGTAGTGCAAGCATTGGCACGTGAAATCACAGAATTCGCCAAAGACAAACGCGATGTCGTAGAGACAAAGGTACGTCTGGTACGTGAAGCACGTGGCAAACTTGAGTCACTCAAAGCACGATTTGTAAAAGAATCTGCTGACAAGATGAGTCAAGCTGTTAGTCGTCATCTCAAGGCTGAGTTGAATCAGTTACAAGAAGACATCAAAGTTGCTCGCGAGAACAATTTTGGTCGCAGAATCTTCGAAGCGTATGCTGCAGAATTTGGAGCCACTCATCTCAATGAGAAGGCAGAAGTCCGTAAACTGTATGATGTTATCGCTGAGAAAGATCAGAAATTGCGTAAAGCAATCGAACTTACCCAACACGCCAAAGTGGTGGTTGAGTCCAAAGAACGTGAACTGCGTATAATCAAAGAATCCAACGAGCGTGAAAGCACAATGGATGAATTGCTACGTCCCTTAAACCGGGAAAAGCAAGAAGTTATGCGTAATTTACTCGAAAGCGTTCAAACACCCCGTTTGAAAAATGCTTTTGAAAAGTATCTACCAGCAGTGTTGGAAGATAGAACTGCGAAAGCCCGTAAAGTAATTGCAGAATCTGTCACTTCAGTAACTGGTGATAAAACTACTGTTCCCAGTGTGTCGGAAGATCGCAGCAATGTCATCGACCTCAAGCGCCTGGCAGGTCTTTAATCTTAACAAGGAGACTTAAATGTCACAAGAACTATTAGAAAGTCGTTGGGGCGAAACCAAAGAGGCACTGTTAGAAGGTCTTAATGGAACCAAACGCAATAGCATGAATGTTATCCTCGAAAACACTCGTCGCTATTTGAAAGAGAATGCAACAGCAGGTTCTACTGCTTCCGGCAACATTGCAACACTTAACCGTGTTATTCTGCCAGTGATTCGTCGTGTTATGCCCACCGTTATTGCTAACGAGTTGGTTGGCGTTCAGCCCATGACAGGTCCAGTTGGTCAAATTCACACCTTGCGTGTGCGTTATGCCAACAACTTGACAGACAGCAGTGCAGCCGCTACTTCTGTAACAGCTGGTGAAGAAGCATTGAGCCCATTCAAAATTGCTCAAGCATATTCTACTGTGCCTTCAGGTACAACTACTGCTTACAACTACACTGGTGGTCAAACAGCAGTGATGGAAGGTACTGGCGGTAAGCAAATTTCCGTTCAAATCCTGAAACAAGCCGTTGAAGCTCGCACACGTAAGTTGCAAGCTCGCTGGACATTTGAATCTGCACAAGACGCACAAGCCATGCATGGTATTGACGTTGAAGCAGAAATCATGGCAGCACTGGCCCAAGAAATTACCGCTGAGATTGACCAAGAAATCCTTCTCAGCCTGCGTTCTTTGGCTGCTACTGAGTTCACATACAACCAAGCTACCGTTTCAGGTACAGCTACATTCGTTGGTGACGAACACGCCGCATTGGCTGTTTTGATCAACCGTGTTGCTAACTTGATCGCCCAACGTACAC